GGCGATTTTCCACGCAAACGGCCGTGAAATCCGAAGTTGTAACCCCCGAGCGTTCCCCCAATGAAACGTAACCAGGGCGCCGTCCTTCTGGCCCGCACCGGCCTTGCCCAGGACGTCATCGCGTCCGTCGTCGGAAAATCCCGCGTCACCGTCTCGAACTGGGTGAACGCCAAGAAGCGGCCCGACGATGCGGCGCGGAAGGTTCTCGAAGAGCGCTATGGGATCCCCGTGACCGCGTGGGACGAGGAGCCGCCGAAGCGCGCGCCCCGAGCCGCGCCGAGTACGCCGAGCGTCCCGGTCGTGCACCATCCGTCCGTCGCGCCCGGGTTCTCGCCGACCGTGCCTGACCAGGTTTTGAGCATGGCCGACGAGCTCATGGGCGACTTGCGGCAGGGGCTCGAGGAGCTCCGGAAGGACTCGGATGCGCTCCCGCTCGAGAAGGCACGCGTGCGAGCGTCTCTCGGGCAGACCCTCGCGCTCTTGGGCAAGGTGACCGGGGCGTTCGACCTCGGCTCGCGCTTCTTCAAGCTCCCGCTCTGGCGTGAGGTCGAGCAGGCCCTGGCTCGAGGTCTTGCAGGCCACCCCGAGGCGGCTGCGGCCGTCGCGGCGGAACTGCGCCGCGTCGAGACGGAGTCGGGTTACAAACGAACGTAACCGGGGGGCCGTAACCCGCTTTCGTAACCGCGGCTCGGCCTGGCGTGTGGAACGGTCCTGGTGTGGCCGGAGGCGTCGCACACATGGGGGCTCGGGGCTCGCGACGGCGCGAGCGAAACCCGTTTGGTGCGTTGGCGCATGTGGCCGAGCGGATCGCCACTCGTGGTCGCGAACATTCGTGGCCTTCGCCGAAGTACCGACGAGACCCGGTGCGCTTCGCTCGAGAGGTGCTCGGCGTCCATGTGACCGACGCGCTCCGGAACTTCCTCGTTGCGCTCTTGGGCAACCGAAATGTCACGTGGCGCTCGGGACACAAAACCGGAAAGACCACGGCTTTCGCCGTGGCGGCCCTCTGGTTTTTTTGCTCGTTCGAGCGCGCGTGCGTGCCGATCGTCGCGGTCAAAGAGGCCCAGATCGACTTCGGGGTCTACAAGGAGCTTCGCCGGTTGCATCGCGGCGCGCTCATCCCGATCGGCGGCGAGCTCCACGCGACGTGCCGCGGTGGCCTGCACGAGGCCTCCGACGACCGGAAGGTTTGGGGCATGACCGCCCAGAAGCCCGAGGGTGTCCAGGGCATCAGCGGGCCGAACGTGCTCGTTCTCGTCGACGAGGCGAGCGGCGTTCCTGACCCCGTGCTCGAGGCGATCGGTACGTCGACGGCGGGCTCTGGCGGGTTCGTGCGCAAGGCCTACGCGGGCAACCCGACGCGTACGAGCGGCGGGTTCTACCGCTCGCACCACGCCGAGAAGGCGAATTGGTTTTGCCTGCACACGAGCTCGGAGGACACGCCGAACGCTCGCGGAGCGACGGGCGCCGACGTTGTGCCCGGGCTCGCCGGGCCGGACTGGATCGCCGAGTGGAAGGCGAACCCCGGCGAGGATTCGCCCGAGTACGCGATCCGAGTGAAGGGCGAGTTCCACTCGGGTGCTGAGGGCAAGGTCGTCGCGGCCGAGGCCATCAACACCGCGGAAGCGCTCTGGGATGCGACGGCGTTCGAGGGACAGCTCCAGCTCGGCATCGACCCCGCGGGCGACAAGACCACGAATGACGAGACGGCGATTGCCGTGCGCCGCGGGCTCAAGATCGGAACGCTGCTCACGTGGCGAGGGCTCACGCCCGACGGCATCGTGGAGAACGCGCTCGCGCTGCTCGAGTCTCATCGGCTCCCGCGCGAGGCGAAGCCGAGGATCGCGCTCGACGCGGAGGGCGTGATCGGCATCGACGTCGAGCGCGCGCTTCGGGCACGTCTCCTTCGGGACCCCGAGGCCTTCGAGCTCGTCATCGTTCGTGGCTCGAAGATGCCGCGGCAAGGCGGCGGCTCGAAATACCAGCTTCTTCGCGACGAGGTGTGGGGCGAGTTCCGAGACTGGGTCGAGGCCGGCGGCGCGATTCCCACGCGCTCGAAGCTTCGCCAGGATCTCAACGCGCCCGACTTCGTGAACGTCCTGTGCAAGGACGGACGCGAGCGGCTTTCCGCCACGCCCAAGAAGGACCTCAAGAAGATCCTTGGTCGCTCGCCTGACGAGGGTGACGCGGCGACGCTCTCGGTCTACGGCTGGCAGTCTGCCAGCACGGAGGCCGACGAGGCGGAGGCGGCCGCGGCTGCAGCTGCGACCGCTTCCCCGCAGGTCGACGACTACGACGCACCCGCAATGAACCCGTACGACGGCCTTGCCGTGTGGGGTGGGTGATGGGCGTTCGCGAGAACATCCGCGACGCGGTGGCGGCGCTTCTCGGCGTGTCGGCGTTCGCGGCGGCGCCCGCGACGGCGCCGAGCTTCGGTGACGAGCAGGTCGACGCGCGCCTGAAGGCGCTCGGCGGGCAGGTCTCGCCGCTGCCGACCACGCGGCTTCGGTGGTACCTGCGCGATCTCGAAAGCGCGCAGTACGCGGCGGACACCGGCGACCTTTCGATCGCGGCGCAGATCACGAGCGCGGCTCTCGGCGACGGCTTTTTGCGCGGCGTGCTCTCGGCGCGCATGGGCGGCGTGACGAAGCTTCCTCGGACGTGGGCGGGCGACGAAGAGCAGATCGCGGCGCTCACGCAGATCGACGGCGCGCGCTCCGTCTTCGACGACATGCTCCCGGCGTCCGAGCTCGCGGCGATGGCGACCGACGGGCTCATGCTCGGCGTAGCCGTTGGTCAGCTCGTGCCGGTGCCTGGGCGCGACTTCCCGGTGCTGGTCCGACTCGAGCCCGAGTTCCTGCGATTCCGCTGGTCGGAAAACCGATGGTACTACGCGAGCGTTGCGGGGCTCCTGCCCATCACGCCCGGCGACGGGCGATGGGTGCTCCACATTGAGGCGGGCCGCGTCTCTCCGTGGCGGTACGGCCTCTGGCGAGCCATCGGCGCGGCGTACATCGACAAGGCGCACGCGAAGCTCAACACCTCGAACTGGGAGGGGAAGCTCGCGAACCCCGCTCGTGCGGCCACGGCGCCCGCGGGCGCGACTGAAGTCCAGCGCCTCGGCTTCCTCCAGAAGCTCATCGCCTGGGGCATCAACACGGTGATCGAGCTGCCTCCCGGCTGGGACGTCAAGATCATCGAGTCGAACGGGCGCGGCTGGGAGTCGTTCATCGCGACCATCGAGCGCGCCAACATCGAGTACATGGTGTGTGTTCTCGGGCAGGTCGGCACCACTACCAGTTCTGGCGCGTTCTCCTCGGGGAACGTTCACGAGCAGGTGCGCGCCGACCTGATTGCGGCGACCGCCACCTCTCTCGCTCACACGATCAACACGCAGTGCCTTCCCCCGTGGGTGATCTCGCGGTGGGGCGTGGGGGGCCTACAGCGCGCCGCAGTGCTCACGTACGACACGACCTCGCCCGCCGAGCTCGTATCGCGTGCGAACGGGCTCGTGGCGATCGGGGGCGCCCTCGAGAAGGGGAACGCTGCCCTTGCCGGCGACGGCAAGCGCATCGACGCGGTGGCCGAGTATCGGCGCTTTGGCGTCGCGGTGGTCGACGCGGCCGGTGGTCCCGCGGTCGCTCCAGCGGTGACGCCGGCGAAGCCATCGGAAGGCGCGCCGAAGCTCTCGCTCGTGGAGAGCACCGTCGACGCGGATGAGCCCCCCGGTCTCAGCGGAGCGGCGAAGCTCGCCGAGGAGATGACCGAGCACGGCGTCCCTCGCTGCGAGCACGGGAGCTCGAACCGGTGCCGCCTTTGCGGCGTCGAGCGCGTGCGCGTGCTCATTCCCGGGAAGAACGGCGCGCACTCTTGGGGCGTGGCGTGGCAGCCGATCGGCGGGACGCCAGAGCCCGAGGACTCGGGAGAGCTCGAGGCGGCATCATGAAGGCCCGAAGCATCCGCGCTGCGATCGCGCTCGCTCGTGACGACTCCCGCACCGTCGAGAGGCCGGGGCCCGGCAAGGCTCCGACTGCCTTTCGCATCTGGAAGGCCGGCCCGAACGTCACCGACCACGGGACGCACACCCTTTCGGCTGCGAGCGTGAGAGCGATTCTCTCGACGCAAGCGGCCCGCGGAAACCTGTTTTCGATCGACGTCGACCACCTTTCGCTTTCGCCGGACGCGCCCCCCGAGGCGCGAAAGTCGGTCGGCTGGATGCGACTCGCCTCGAGGCCCGACGAGGCGGGCGAGCCCGAGCTTTGGGCCGTCGACGTCGAGTGGACCGACACCATCCGGGCCGGGCTCGAAAAGGACCCTCCCGAGTGGCGCTATTTCTCGCCCGCCTACGACTGCGACAAGGGCGGTGAGATCACTCGGTATCTGAACACGGCGCTAACGAACAACCCGGCGACGTGGCGGGTAACCGCGCTCGCTACTGCACCAAAGGAATCGTCCATGACCATCGAAGAGCTGATCGCCGAGCTTCAAAAGCTCGCCGACGCGGGCGACGAGAAAGCCAAAAAGGCACTCCTCTCGCTGGCGGAGCCCACCAGCGAAACCACCACCTCGGAGACGACCGCCGAAGAGACCAAGACGGCATCTTCGGACGCTCCTCCGGGCGAGGAGAAGAAAGAGCCTCCGGTGGCCGCGACCCTCGCCACCATCCTCGCGACGGTGCAGGGGCTCGCGCAGAAGGTCTCGAGCCTCGAGGCCGACAAGGAGCAGACCGAGCGCGCCGGGCTCATCGCGTCTCGGCCGGACCTCGCGAAGGAAGTCGTTTCGGTGCTCGCGAAGGCGCCGATCTCGCTTCTCCGCGAGGCCGTCAAGACGATCCCCGTCACGCAGCGCAACCCCGCGGCGGCCGCGCAGGCCGACGTGAAGGCGAGCGTGGGCGCGACGCAGGGAGCGTCCGTGTCGAACCAGTCGCCCGACGCTGCGGAGATGGACCGCCGCATGGGGCTCGCCCCGCGCTCGGCCGCGGTGGTCGACCGTGGTGACGTCGTCGTGTTCGGCACCATGCGCCCGGCCGATGCCCAGGCCTCCATCGCTCGACGGGCCGCGCAGGCCAGCAAGGACGGTGCGAAATGACCGCTCAGGTTCGGGACCAAGATCGTCCCTTCAAGTTCTTCCGTGACATCACGCTTCTTCTCGCCGTCGGCGCGATTGCGTTCAAGGGCGCCCGCGCTTGCCTCAACGGGGCAGGCAAGGTCGTTCCGGCGAGCTCGGACCCCAACCAGCAAGCGATCGGCACGTTCAACCGCGGCGTGAACGCCACGGCTGCCGAAAAGCCGGTGTCCGTCGACCTCGGGCGAGAGGTGCGCGCCGAGTGGTGGCCGAACGCCACGGCCGGCGATGCGGTGCTCGCGTCCGACGTCGGCAAGCTCTGCTACCACCTCGACGACAACACCGTCACCATCACCGCGGCGAACCGGTCGATCGCCGGTCGCGTGTGGGAGGTGCACCCCACGAAGGGCGTGCTCGTCGAAAAGCTCGACGTCCCCAAGCAGCTCGCGCCGCTTCCAACGCCGATCGCCTTCGTGGCGAACGACTACGTTCTCACCGCGGCCGCAACGATCCAAGATGCGGTCTACGACGTCCCCGTCACGGCGGGCGTGTCGACCGTCACGCTTCCATCGGGCGCCCCCGACGGCACGCGGGTCTTCTTTGCCGCCGACGGCACGAAGAACGGCCACACGGTCCAATACCGTGACGCCACCGGTCCGACCAACCTGACAACTGCCCTCCTCGCATCGAAGCGCCACCTCGTGGCGGCGGTGAAGGTCGGGGGCAAGTGGGTCGCCAACGCCTACGTGAGCCCCTGAAAGGTCCTGAGCCATGCCCATCGTGAATTTGCAGTTCATTCAGGACTTCGAGACGCGCTCGAAGATCATCGTGGTCGACTCGTACGAGAAGCTCGCGAAGTCGATCTGGATTTGGGACTTCATGATCGAGAAATCGACGGAGTCTCGAAAGGAGGTGCTTGCGTGGCTCCTCTCGAACGCCCAGATCGGCGAGCTCGGCGAGGACGGCGGCCAGATGGACTACGCCGGGATCGAGCAGGTCTTGGCCGAGTTCACCACGAAGCACCACGGGCGCGGCCTCGAGGTCGAGCGCGCGCAGTTCGAGGACCTCGACGGCAACGGCCTCGACGTCGGCGCGCAGTGGATGAAGAACATCGGCGCTTACATGGCCTACTACCCGCAGAAGCTGGGTGTGCAGGCCCTGAAGGTTGGGCACGACGCGGCGAGCCTCGGGTACGACGGCGTGCCGTTCTTCAGCAACGCGCACCCGGTCAACCCGAACCGGCCCTCGGTGGGCACTTACGCGAACCTTTTCACGGGGGCGCCGTCGGGCATCTACCCGGGAGCCTGCCCGATCGACACGTCGGTTTCTGTGGAGGTCGCGTTCCAGAACCTCCAGAAGGTCGTCGCCTACGTTCGCAGCATCAAGGCGGCGAACGGCGAGGACCCCCGCGGGCTCCGTCCGCTCAAGCTCCTCGTGTCTCCCGAGAACATGGGGCGCGCGGTGCAGCTCACGAATGCCACGTTCATCGCGCAGGCGGCGACGGGCGGCGCGGGCGGCGCGGACGTCAAGGCGGTGGTCGATGCGCTCGGTCTCCTCCAGCCGGTCATCGCCGACGAGCTCGCCGGTTTCGAGAACGGCACCTCGTACTTCATTGGTTGCCAGGACGTCGCCACCACCGAGATCGGCGGCATGGTCTACATGAAGCGCAAGGACTTCGAGATCAACTACTACGCCGGCCAGGGCGCGGGCGCGACGGGTCTCGATGCCCAACTGGCGCGCCAGCAGCGCTTCGAGTGGCAGTGCCGCGGACGTATGTCCGTCGGATACGGCCACCCGTACGAGCTCCACAAGGTCAAGGCGACCTGAGGGCAGCCCCGAACCCGCACCGACCCCGGTAGGCCTCGAGCCCCGGGGTTGGGGTGTCAGGAAAGCATGGCGACCCCTCTGATCACCTTCGAGCAATGGCGACTCCGCACGGTCATGCCGCCGGAGAGCGTCGACGCGCTCGAGATGCGTCGCCCGGGGTATGTCGCGGCTCGCCTCGCTCTTCGGACGACCGAGATTCACGCGCGGCTCGCGAAGCGCTACGCGGTCCCGTTCGCTAGCCCGGCCCCTGACGTGGCGTGCATGTGGCTCGAGCAGATCGTGACCGGCGACGCGTACGAAGCGCTTGGGTACGCGCCAGGCGCGCACGACGAGCGCATCATCGAGGC